TATTCTGTTAATGATACTGTTGGAATCGATACTGGTTCTATAGTATTCACTTGTGCGATGGATAGTTATACAACTAATAAGTCGTATCCTCGTTCAGGAGATCCTGTTGGATATCCAACTGCCATTACTGCTGTAGATACTAATACAATTACTGTTAATGTTGGTATTTCTACTTTAATAACTCATAATGTTACTGATGCAACTTATAATGCTAGTAACGGATTATTAGTTCTTACAATTCCTTCTCATGGATTGTCTGCAGATACTAGTGTAAGATTGAAGCAGGATAGTTTGTCCTTTAGATGTGCAATGGATAATTATTCATCCATTCATACCTATCCAAGATATACAGATCCAGGATTTAGTACTGCTATTAACATTGATTCTAAAACTGCTGATACTATTACTCTAAATGTTGGCACATCTCAAACTGCTAATTATAGTATTTCAACTGCTACCTATAATGCTTCTGTTGGTATTTTAACCGTTAGTATTGGTGCTGGTCATAGTTTATTGAAGGGACAGAGCATTGGTATAAAAACTGAATCACTATCATTCAGATGCTCTAGAGACAGTTATGCAAGTGTTCATAAGTATCCTAGAAAGCCAGATCCTTATTATTCTGGAACAGAAGTTACTGCTGTTGGTGTAGGAACTACAACATTTGAATGTAACATAGGAGTATCAACAGTTCCTACTTATTATGTTGGATATGGTTCATGTCAAGCTGCTATTGTTGCTCCTAGAGCAAGTGGTCGTGGTTTAGTAGAAGCAGATCCTGCTAGAACAAGTAGTGAAGTTGTACGTATTGTTGATTCTAAGACATTTGAAATTAATAGTGGAGTATCTTCTAGAAATCATATCTATGCTAGAGGTGGGGTTGTTAACGGATATTCAGAGGTTGTCTTTGATGATCCAATTTCCTACTCTGGAATTGGTTTAAGTTATAGTTCTTCTTCTACTAGTGGAGTAGGAACTGGTGGAGAAATTGATATTGTAGTGGGTCAAGGATCTAGTGTAATTGAATTTACTATTTCCAATACAGGAAGTGGTTATGGTAATGAAGAGATTTTAACTGTTCCTATTGGTGGAAATACTGGTATTCCAACTGATCCAAGTAAAACATTTGTAGAATTCCAAATTGATATACAGAAAGTCTTCAGTGATGAATTTACTGGATGGTCTGTTGGTCAACTCCAAACTTTGGATAATATGGAGAGATATATTGATGGAAGTAGAGTTGATTTCCCAATGACGGTTGGTGGAGATACTCTGTCTATTGTAGCTAAGAAGGGATCTAAGATTATTGTTGAAGATTGTCTCTTAGTCTTTGTAAATAATATTCCTCAAGTTCCTGGTAAGGGATATAAGTTCCCAGGTGGAAGTGTAATTACATTTACAGAAGCACCTAAGGTTGGAGATACTATAGATGTTATGTTCTATAAGGGAACAGGTTCTGAAGATGTTGTTGAAAGATTGGTTCTAGAAACAGTTAAACAAGGTGATAGTTTAACTATTGGACGTTTGAACAACCAAGATACTTGGCTTCAAGAAACTGCAAGAGTTCCACTTAGTGTAAATTCTACTGATCTTGTTAAAACACCTTCTTACTATGGTCCAGGAAATACTGGAGATTCTGATCTAGAAAGACCTGTTATATGGTGCAGACAGACTGAAGATAAGATTATTAATGAGAAGGGTGTTGGTAAAGATAGAGAAATCTATGAACCAGTTATTAATCCTCGTTCTTGTATTATTAAGTCTGTTGGTATTGGTTCAACAATTGTATATGTTGAAAGCTTAAGACCATTCTTTGATGCACAAGATGAGGTATTAGGAAGTGCAGCTGCTGACTTTACTTTCCAGAATAAAGTTAAGATAATTTCTCAAGAAGATAAGATTGGTGCTGCTGGTACTGCAATAGTATCTGGTTTAGGAACAATTTCTTCTGTTGCTATTTCTACTGGTGGGGTTGGTTATAGTACTGCTACTGTAAGTTTTGGAACTACATCAATTGATGGAGTAGAAGTTGGTGTTGGAACAACTTCTACAAATGCTTATGGTACTCCAATAATCGGTGCCGCAGGAACTATTACTGGTATTGCTATAACAAGTGTCGGTGCAGGATACACATCTTCTAATCCACCAATGGTTCTTATTAGTCCTCCAACATGGTCCGAGGAAGAGAATAAGATAAGTAGTTATACTGGAGATGATGGAATTATTGTTGGATTTGGTACTACTACTGTTGGAGTTGCCACAGGGTATCAATTAGTCTTTGATTTACATATACCACTTACTTCAGATTTGAGAAATTCTACTATTGCAGGAACTGCAGTTACTATTAGTGGAATTAGCACGGGTGATTACTTTGTTGTTAATGATTCTACAGTTGGTATTGCAACAACAACTATATCTTCTCTTGCTGCAGACGGTGCTACTATTGGAATTGGTACTGCATTTGTAGATAACGTCTATGAAGCTAGTACGTTTGAAATAGTTCAAGCTCCTACTGGTGTTCATACTAATGGAGTAGGAATTGGTACTACGCATCTGAAGAGAGTATTCGTCAAAATAGGTGAACATCTCGACTGGAGTGGTCAATGGCCTTCCTTTAGTGGAGTTGGAATCCAAACTGGTAATTACTTTGGATCATATAGTTGGGGTAAGATTGTTCTTCCTTCAAGATCTGAAAGTAATTCTTATAATGCTTATACTGATGGAGGAGTGGGTGGAATTACAACTTCTATGGTTGTAAGAAGATCTGCTTCCCTTAAATATAAGAACTATAAAGTTACATAGTTAAATCATTAATAAATAAAGAAAAATCTCTGTCCAAATGGCTGCCATTATAACTGATCAGATAAGAATATTAAATGCTAAGAATTTTGTGGCTGGAGTGACTTCTAGTTCAAATTCTTATTATTCTTTTATTGGATTGCCAAATCCAACTGATTATCAATCAGATTGGAACACTACTCCACCATCTCCTAAAGATAATTTCTCAGAAGAGGATGATTATTGGGATACAATGATTGCGTTGAAAAAAATTAATTCGGCGGATTGTAGACAAGTAATTACTAAAAGAACTTGGTCTTCAGGAACTACTTATGATATGTATAGGGCAGATTATAGTAGGTCAAATACTGCTCCTGTTTCTGGTGCAACAAACCTTTATTCTTCCACTTATTATGTTGTTAATAGTGATTATAGGGTTTATATTTGTCTTCAAAATGGAACAGATCCAGATAACCCCAATGGAAGACCATCTTTGGATGAACCTACTTTTACAGATTTAGAACCTAGATCAGCAGGTAGTAGTGGTGATAATTATATTTGGAAATACCTTTATACTATTAAACCATCTGATATTGTAAAATTTGATTCTACAGATTTTATGCCCGTCCCTACGGATTGGTCTACTAGTTCAGATAATGCAACAGTGAGAGATAATGCAGTTGATGGTTCTATTAAAATTGTAACAGTTACTAATCGTGGTGAAGGTATTGGACCTACGGGTGGAACACAATATGTTAATGTCCCTATTAAGGGAGATGGGTCAGGTGCTGAATGTACTATTACTACAACAAATGATCAGCAAATTGATACTATAGTTATTTCAAAACAAGGATCCGCATATACTTATGGTAATGTAGATTTAGTAGCAGGTGGAGTTCCCACTGGAACTACAAGACCTACGTTTGATGTTATTATTTCTCCTCAAGGTGGTCACGGTGCGGATATCTATAGAGAATTGGGAGCTATGAATGTGCTTCTATATTCACGAATAGAGAATGATAATGAAAATCCCGATTTTATAACTGGAAATCAAATTGCTAGAGTGGGTGTTGTTGAAGATCCTCAACAGTATGGATCAACTTCTCTCTTAAGTGCAGATAAGGCAAGTGCAGTAGGGGCTTTAAGATTAGCAG